TCTGTGAAAGAAGAATTGTCTACCGTAGCTTTCGGCACGACCCAACTGTTGTGAAGGAATCGTTTCATTTATGGTAATCTCTACCATAAACTGAAATCTCTGCCTTGGTATTTTTGTCATTACTATGTCATCAACACCGTAGTGTTCAGCAGCAGCATTATAGAAGCCAGTATTGTAAGTCAGTCCCATTAGTTAAACCTTAGCTGCCTGTTGCGTTACTTGTATTTTGCACTGGTGTGATACCTGTTAGTGTAGCATTGCCTGCGGCATCATAAATTTCTGCGTTATCATACTTAAGAGTAACAGTCATAGTAATTTGATCATTTGTGGCGTAGTTCACATCGCCATATGTTACACCACTAATATAGCAACCTGACAATTCATAAGTATCTAAAATACCCGGAGTTGGACTTGCACCGTCTAGTGTTTCTACTTTTACAGTAAACTTGTACCCTGAACCTGAACGTGATGAACTTTGGTTAGCATGATCGACTTGACGATTTAATTGTTGGTTTATTTCTTTCATTACAGCACTATCAACATCGTCTCTTAGTATGATAGTAACATCACCCCAAGTATGCTTTCCTGCTAAGTAAATTCTGCTGTTGTATGCTTCTAATGTTATCGGATCATGTGTTAGTGACGGGCGGGCAGCACTTACTACACTGCGAGTAGGTGTAGCTGAAAAGCCGTCGCCGATGAATGTTACACGGAATCTGTATTGTAGTTTTGGCATGATTGTTGTGGTATTACCTGTGTTATCAGGAACGCCTAGTGTTGTTAATACTGCCATCGAAATCTCCTCTTACTGGCTTATACATATTTAGCAAATTTTAGTCAAAAAAATGGGCGACCTGAGCCGCCCATTATGTATTACGTTAATTTGTATTAAACTGTGCCAGCTAGTGTACCAGTGTTAACAATTCTAATTGGAATATAGATAAATTCCACAGCCTTTGCTGGTTCAATAGCAACATCAATGTAAAGTTCATTACGATCAATACGTGCCGGTGTATTGTTTGTTTCATCACATACAACTGCAAAGTCGTAAATACCTCTGCGGCTTAGGATGTCTGCTAGGAAACGTTCAAACACTAGCTTTGCTCTTGCTCTTGTTTGTGTATCGTTTTGTTCAAACAAGAAAGGACGAGCAATACTATCAAATCTACCACGCAAGTATGCTACTAAACGTGCAACGTTTACACGGTCAAGTGCGCTTGTTCCAACATGCAATGTTTTCTGACCAAAGATAATTGTTCCTTGACCCACAAACGTAGCAATTGGATTGAGGTTGTTTTGATACATGGAATCACGCTGACCTTGTGTCAATGCAACTGCTTTAAATTCACCTTCTGATGTAACATATCCAACTGCACTTGCGTTTTGGACAACACCACGTGTAGTTCCTGCTGGTGCAAACCATTGGAAACTAATGTTGTCATTATATGCGTAAGTGTATAGTGCCATATGACTTGGAGGAACAACAACAGTGTTACCGTTAACTGGTTCTGTTGTACTACCTGCTGGGTAATAAACTGCACTATAAGTGTTGTTAGTTACAAGTCCATCTTCGCCGTTTTCTGTTGCTACTGCATTGTTTTGTACCCAAAGAACTGCTTCTGTTGGATTCTTACGCATTGGGGTATCAATAATAATGAATGCAGTTTCGCCACGATCACTATTTAGAGTTACCAACTCATCTGTAAGTTCAGGGTAGTTAGGAGCACAAAGTAAGCTAAATGTATACTGTTCATCACGTAGTTCAGTACCCGATGTTGCTGCTTGCATTGCTTGTGCAATAACAGCTCTTTGTGCATAACGTCCAAAACGACCGCTTCCGTCTGCATGATTAGGTGCAGCATTTCTCCAAGCAGTACCATTCCATTCACGAACAGTATTTTTACTTTGAGCCATGTTAACAACAACCATATTGTTTGGATAAACAAGGGGGCTCGGAGCACCAGTAATAAGTGAGCTTGCATCACCCGCAGTATCTGAGATATTTGCAAACAATACACCACGGTTGGTTGATTGATCTGTGTTACTATGTGTAACCCATGCACTCAATGCACTGCTGTATACTTTAATAACAGGATATGATCTTTCGTTAGCTTGACCTTCTGCTGCATTAGTAGTATCAATCCAAATATCTCCGCCAGATGGCGAAGTAGGTGCAGTTGTTGAATATGTTGGTGTTGCTGCATCATACGCACCAGAGTTAACTACATAAACATCAAGACTATTAATAGTATCGTCAAACCATAGTTGTCCAGTTGCTGCAGTTGCAGTTGGTGTGCTAGTTTGTGCAAATTTAGTTGTGTAGTTGCTTAATGTACTAACTCCGCCGACTGATGTAACACGTTGAACAATAATAAGGGCTTTTGTATTAACGTCTAAGTCAAGTAACAGTCTACCATTCGTAGCAGTTGAGCTTGTTAGTGCAGTTGTACTAGAACCGTCTTGTGGAAAGAAATCACCAATTGAAGTGCTTGCACCTGCAGTCTGTGCAGTTGTAACACCTTGCACAGTTTTACTTACCCAAGCACTTGTGAATTCGCTGAATACCAAATTGATACCGTTGCCTGGACTTGTAGTTTTAATCCATACATCGCCGTCACCTGGCGCAGCTGGTGTGCTAAAGTGTCTAGCCCAAGTTACTGTATCACTGGTTGACAGTGTTGAATCGCTGTCCAGTTCTTCCCATGCATTGGGTGACCCGGTTTTACCGATAAAGTATTCAAGTGATAAGTCACCTGTCTGACGAGCGTGTACTACAACTAAGAATTGACCAACTGTAACTGTAGCACTTGGCGTGTATGTGCCGCCGCCAGCTTCTAATGCAGTTGCATCAAGATTAACTTCAACTAACGGAGTTTGTGCAACCCAAAGACCTGTAGTGCTGTTGTATCTGTGAATACCATAGCTACTAGCATCTGTATCTAACCAAAGTGAGTTAGCTGTACTGTATTCTGCTGTTGGTGTTGTTGTTGTTGCTTCTAATTCTGCAAGGTCAATATCTGCACGAACAATATATGCCTGTGAACCTTGTCCTAAATAACTGTAGGCTGCTAATAGACCATATTCGCTTGTCTCGCTGCCTTGAACAATTGCTGTTCCATTAGTAGTGAACGTTGGATTGCCAAAATATTGAGTCAATTCACGCTGAGATGTCACTCTCACTACATCGCCAGCATACGTACTCTTGGTATACCTTGCAATGCCATCAGTTTCACTACCAGTGGGATCTGTTTTATTTTCTCTTGTAGCCAATACAAGTAGCGGAATTGTGCCGGCGCCTGGCGCACCATAAGCACTTTCGTCAACTACTGTTACTGACACACCTGGGGATACTAAAGTAACCATATTTTCACTCCTCTGGGTTAGTATTCTTACTAATACTATTTACCAAAGAAGCTATATATTCGTATGATTATGGGGGTTAACTGCTTACTTAACTATTTAAGTATCGTATGCATAAGTTCATTAATGTTAAAATGAAGTTCTTCTACTGTGCCGTTATTATCAATTGTATAATCAGCCATCCACTGTTCTAGACTCATGCTATCTTTTGATTCAACTGGAAGATGATCGCTACGATCAACCCAGATAGCATAGTCAAATACTTTAGTATTTTTCATGGCATGGAATTCTTTTTTATTGCGTAGTCCACAATAAATGTCATGTGCGGCAAAAATTTCTCTGCCTAGGCGTGCTGCATCAGGTAAATTATAATCGCAGATAGCATTATACCATTCTGCTCTGTGATCATGCCTGTCAGCATAACATTCTTCCTCATTAGCATATCCATATCTATCCTTCAACATATCAAAAATAAAACGTTCACTACAGAACTTGCTGCTACTCTTAAAGTCAAATCTCATGTGTTTGTTTAGGTATTCGCATACAGTATCTTTACCGTGACGCCCGTGTCCGATAACAAGTAGCTTGGGTAGGTATTTCATTGGATTATCCCTGTTGTTTGTATTAAACTACAACAAAAATGAACACTTGTCAACCAATAATAATACCAAGCCCAACGCTACCGTCAACATAAGTTTTCAACTCATCTTCTAGCTTGTCAATGCTTGCTTGTGCATCTGATCTTAGCGCCTCTGCATTAAGACTAGTACCGCCTTGTGGACCTGCAATAGTTCCAAACTTACCACGTGCCTCTGATAACATTAGTTTTGCATATGCAAGTGCCAATTCTTTAATCCAAGGTGCGCTATAAGGATCTGTTAACAATTCTTCATCGGTTCGATACTTGTAAACGTGCAAGTATACAGTATCTTCTGCTTTTTGTCTGCGACCAATAAACAATTTTTTGGTTACAGTATTCCAAGTAAAGATAAGTTTTTCACCAAAAATTCTACTAAGTGTTTCTCTGTTTTGTGCAAGGAAATCAAATGTAGCCATGCCGCCAGACATACCACTATACAGTAGGAAGTTATTCAAGTATGCAGTTTCAAAAGGTTCAATATCTCCGCCACTGCTGCCGTTCAAATGACCGCCTGTTCGTCTATAGATATCCTTAACATCAATAATCTCGTCCGGTAATGTATATTCAGTTGTGTCTATCTGTAGTACGAGTGAGATGAAAGATTCTTGTACGGAGTTTTCTGCTCGTTGACGATATTTTTCGCCAGCTTTACGAATAGCTAACTCGTAATGCTCTGGGTCAAGTTCTACGTCGACCATTTGACCGCCTAAGCGGAGTTCGATTTCTTTGATGAGTTGATTTATCTTTGCCATGCTAATATTTATGCGTTGGCATGATTAGAACACTTTGAGAATTACAGTGTCCTCATTGAATCGTCCGTTCATCTTAGTATCTGTCGTTTTTAGGAAGTCGAACTGGGCAGGCACTTTGTGTTTGGTTACTTTTTTCCAACCCGGCAACACTTCTTCTGGTTTACGGATGGTTTTCTGCACACTCTTGTCCTCGTCAAAGAACTGCAGTGTCGTGCCTTTGACTTGGAAAGTTTGTCCTGCTTCTGCATAGTAAACGCCTAGTTTACGATTCTTGGAGTTGAACACAACTGCAACAGTCGACCCAATGAGGTCTGCAGGGGGAACGCTTGCGATGCCGTAAGTGGGATCACTTGCTTTGAACTTCAAACTCTTAACAAGTTCAGCAGCACTTTTTTGCTTTACTTTACGCACAGGACGCACTTGCTTCTTCTCTGCACGGAGGATGTCTAGTGCTTGGAACAATCGCTTATAAAAGTCGCTAAACTCTTTTTGCTGCAACTTAGTGAAGTGAGCAAAACCCTCTGCAAGTTGCTGTTGCATTTCAGTTTGTTTACTTGCAATGGGCAATGCAACCAGTTCTTCAAGTTCAGCAGCAGGGCCTTCATACCACTTTTGGATAAAGCGGGCATGACCTAGGTTAATTTCTTTACCCTTAAGGTATGCTAGCGGCTGTTTATCTTTAAGAGGATTTGCTTTTGGATCACGGATAAAATCGTCAATCCACTGTTCAAGTTCTTCAAGTTTTGCTTCAGTAGCTTCTTGTAGCCGTTCCTGGATAGTGGGAACATATGCTACTTTTTTGGATTTAACTTCTTCATCTTGTACTGTAACCATTTGCTTACCTTCGTCGATAAGTGCAAGAAACAGTTTCTCAAGACCTTTTTTGTAAACATCTGGCACCATTTCGGGCTTATGTTCTAGCAAGTATGCAGTAGTAGCCCAGTGACTCCCGCCACCAACCTTCCACTCTGGCAATTTGTTAATTGCTGCAAAGTCTGCTTTGCTTAGATATTTCTTTGCATAGCCCTTGACAGCACTAATCCAGTCTTTGTTTTCAACTTCATAGTGAACGTAGAACTTTGCTTTGTTCCAGTCGGTCATGGGCATTGCTGCCATACCGCTGATACGGCGTGTTGCTCGCACTGTTTTCTTTTTGCGGGGAGCAGTTGCTCGTGGTGTTACAGACTTAGCCATTATACATATTCCTTCAGCAGTTGTTCAAAGTCAGCTTTCATACCGTATGCAGCATCCAACGCCCGCTGGCGTTCGTCGGCATCCTCGATGAGCAGATAGTTGGCAATGTTAGTCTCACACGCTTTGATGTAACTTAGAAGTGCTTCTTTCATAACGTCCTCTTTCCTTGCCTACATATTTACTATATGCGAAGTATCTTGGTTTGTCAACCATTATTTGCAGCTAAATATATATATCATGCCACGTTTATCAATGTATCAACCAACCAAAACGAACGACTACAAATTTATGGACCGCACTATCCGTGAGCAGTTCTGGATAGGTGGTGTTGCGGCTATTATCCACAAATATGTTGGTCCTGCAGCACAACCAGACATGAATGATCCCACTCAACCCAACTATATGGACGGTAGAGAGGTTGATCCACTAAGTGGTGAATTTATTAATGTTGATGGTATACTTAACGAAACAAAAATTCAAGACTTACTGTTTATGGAAAACAGAGATCGAAAGTATGATCCTGACATTTACGAATTGCGTGGTGTTTACAATGTTAGCGACAACGACTTTGATCTTAGCCAATTTGGATTATTTCTTAGCAACGATACGTTTTACATGACATTCCACATTAATGACATGGTAGAAATACTGGGACGCAAACTGTTATCAGGTGATGTTATTGAACTACCTCACCTTAGAGATGAATTATTGTTAGATACGGGCAGACAAGCAGTTAACAAGTATTTCGTTGTTAATGATGCAAGCAAAGGCTCAGAGGGATTTAGCAAAACATGGTATGCACATATTTGGCGTGTAAAACTTAGCCCGATTAACGATGCACAAGAATACAGAGATATACTTGGTAGTGAGCATGACGTTAACAGTCTCAAAAATGCTGTTAGCACATATAAAAGTGAATTTAACATTAGTGATGCTATTGTTGCTAGTGCTGCACAGGACGATCCAATTGGAAAATCTTTAATAGATCACTTGTTTGGATATGATTATGCAACAAGTGGTGGTATTGTTAATCGTGATGGTACTTACAATCACGGCGAAACAATATCAAGTGGCGGAGAATTTCCAAATAATCCAAACGAAGGTGACTTCTTTATACGTAGTGATTTTTCACCCGCAAGAATGTTTGTTCGTAGAGGTAGCAAGTGGAACAGACGCTATGATAATATAACAGATAAAACATGGACTGATCGTACCTACAATGCTAGCGGATTTATTAATAATGAACAACACACGACAGTTGTTGATAATCAAGAATTTAAAGAAAAACAAGCACTTAGCGATGTTATATTGCCTAAGTCAGATACATAATAGTTAAGGATTTATATTATGGCCATTACATTAAGAAGTACAAAAGGATTAGCATTAACTTATTCAGAGTTGGACGGCAACTTTACCGATCTAGACACCAGAGTAAACACCAAGTTAGCTTCATCTAGTGTTAGTGCATTTGGACTAACGCTAATCGACGACGCAAGTGCTGCTACTGCAAGAGCAACGTTGGGGTTAGGAACAGGTGCTGTTGCAAATGAGTATGTTTTACCAACTTCAACAACATCGGTATTAGGTGGTGTTAAGATTGACGGAACAACTATTACCATAGATGGCAGTGGCGTTATTAGCGGAGCGACTGCATATACATTACCAACATCAACAACATCAGTATTAGGCGGTGTTAAGATTGACGGAACAACTATTACTATAAACGGCAGTGGTGTTATTAGTAGTGCAACTGCATATACATTACCAACTGCAACAACATCAACATTAGGTGGTGTTAGGATTGACGGAACTACTATTACTATAAGTAGTGGCATTATTAGTTCAGGTCAATTCTTAGAAATTGATGGGGGCAGTGCTTCCACAACATATTCAACAGGCGATTTAGAAATCGACGGAGGCGGAGCATAATATGGCAAAAATTAAATTACGCAGAGACCTTGCTGCGACTTGGACCTCAACTAACCCTACATTGGCGGCGGGCGAACCTGGATTCGAAACAGATACTAAAAAAATTAAATACGGTGACGGCACAACAGCTTGGACTAGTTTAGGTTACGCACCTGGTTTTTTCACAATTGGTACTGAAGGTACAGCATCAGGTGATGGCGGTATTGCTTATAATATTAGTACAGCGGTGCTCACATACACACCACCTGATCTGTCGACATTAATCGAATTAACAGACATCAGCGTAGGCACAGAAGCAGTTGCATCTGGTGACGGCGGCATTGCTTATAACAACACAACTGGCGTATTTACATATACTCCACCAACTGCGTTAGGTATTGGCGCTATTGCGTTATCTAGTCTAAGTGTAGGTGCCGAGGCAGCAGCAAGTGGTGATGGCGGTATTGCGTTTAATAGCGGAACCGGTGTATTTACATATACTCCTCCGTTAAATATTACAGGAAACGCAGCTACAGCAACTACACTAGCTACTGCCAGAACAATTGCTATAAGCGGCGATGTAACAGGTACTGCAACTTCGTTTGACGGAAGTGCCGCTATTACTATTTCTTCTGCAATTACAGCAGATTCGATTGTAAACGCAGATATAAATTCTACTGCTGGGATCGTAGATACAAAGCTAGCAACAATTGCCACAGCAGGTAAAGTATCTAATTCGGCAACTACCGCAACCGAACTTAATACTGCTAGTGCAATTGTAGCAAGAGACGCATCAGGTAACTTTGCTGCTGGAACAATCACTGCAGCACTAAGTGGTAATGCTAGCACTGCAACTACACTAACTAGTTTGACCGCTAGCGTAACTGAACTCAATTATAATGATATTACTACGTTAGGCACAGTAGAAGCAAGTAAAACTGTTACTGCTGATGCGTCTAGTGTTGTCTTATTTCTAGATAACGCTAAAGCAGCATTCGGTACAAGTAGCGACTTACAAATTTATCACGACGGTACTCACAGCTATATCAATGATGCGGGTACAGGAAATCTAAGGTTAGCTGCTAGTCAAATTGATTTGTTGGGTGGTACAGATGGCGCTGAAACAATGGCAACGTTTGTTGATGACGGGGCAGTAACACTTTATCATGATAACGCTATAAAAATTGCTACTACTTCAACGGGTGTAAATGTTACTGGTAGTCTAATTGTAAACGGTTCAGAAGATTTAGCAGATGCTGGTGCAGCTAGTTTAGCATTAAATGCAAGCTACTTCACTACAGCGGCGGCTGAAACTGCAACACTGGCTGCTGGAACTGAAGGTCAAATCAAAACATTTATGATGGCGGGCTACGTTGGAAACATGGTCATTACTGTTACTAACCCAGGTTGGGGTGGTGCTGGCACTATAACATTTAGCGCAGTTGGACAGGGATGTATCTTACAATACGTCAACAGTAAATGGTTTAGTATCGGCAATAACGGCGCAGTATTTGCATAATAAAGGAAATGGTTAATGGCTTCTGGATCAACTAGTATAACAGCAGTACCTTATTTCTACGATAAACAATTTCGTAGATACATTCAGCAATTTATTAGATTGTTTGCTGGGTTTCAATTTGTTGTGGGCTATACAAGCGAAGGTGATCCAATCTATCAAACTGTTCCTGTACGTTACGGCGATATTAGCAGAATGGCAGCACATATTCAAAAACAAAACAGTGCAAATATACTAAGCACTGTTCCGTTTATTAGCTGCTACGTTACTAAATTAGACATGAATCCTAAACTTAGAACATATCCTCAGTTTGAAGAAAACATGCAAGTTATAGAAAAGAAATACGATGAGGCAACTAGCAGTTACGTAAACGAAGCTGGTAACTCATATACTATTACTAGACACCAACCAGTCCCATATACTTTGTCGATGAATTGCGATATTTGGACCAGTAACAACGAACAGAAAATGCAGTTACTAGAACAAATATTAGTGTTGTTTAATCCATCACTTAACATACATACCACAAACAATCCGTTAGATTGGAGTAGTTTAAGCTATGTCGAACTTTCTGGCATTCAATGGAGTAGCCGTGCTATACCGCAAGGTGTGGACGATGTAATTGAGGTTGCAACGCTAACTTTCGATATGCCAATTCTAATAAACCCTTCAGCTAAAGTGCAACGTAATTCAGCTATTCATACTATTATTGCAAACATTTACGATGTCGATACAGGTACTGCTGAACTTATTAGAAACGGCGATAGTTTTACTCCGCTGTTTACAAGTTACAAGATTGTAACTCTTGAAAATTACAAAATGAGATTTACAGTTGACAACGCTGGCATTGCTACTGCTAAAATCTTAAACAGGGCCAATGGCGTAACTGACAATGACGGTCAACCACTTACGTGGGATAAAGTATTTGAGAGTTTTGGTGAGTTTAGAGCTGATATTAGTCAAATACGATTAAAGCAAACAGACGACCCTGGAGATACTAGTGGTGATATTATAGGTACATTAGTTAGACACTCATCTGATGCTAGTTTATTAGTTGCAACTATAGATATCGATACAATTCCGGCAAACACAAAAACACCTGTTGACAGGATAGTTGATCCAGAATTAAGTTATCCTGGGGACGGCACATTGCCAGCAGCAGCTAACGGACAACGTTACTTGTTAAGTATCACTATACCACTAGGCAGTGCATGGGGCGGGGCGGCTGCTGATGCAAATGATATTATTCAGTATAGTGCAGGGGCTTGGAGTAATTCAACTTTTGATGCAAGTGCCAATACCACTAGTACATTCCACACAACTAATCTTTTCACATTAGATAAACTAAAGTGGACAGGCAGTGCATGGATCAACGCTTATGAAGGCACATATAATCCAGGATTTTGGCGCATATACCTATAATGATAACAGCAAGTGGGTGTTGCTTTCTAGCACTCGACACAGGACGTATAATGCTACAGCAACGTAGCGAACATGTAACACATCCACTTACATGGAGTTTCTGGGGCGGAAAAAGTGAATCTAATGAACGTCCAATAGAAACATTATTACGTGAATGCAGAGAAGAAATGGGTGTTTTGCCGGATATTGAAAAAGTATATCCTATACACCAGTTTACAAGTGATGATGGAAATTTTCAATACAACACATTTTGTGTAACAGTCTTTGAGGAATTCTTGCCCACGTGTAATATGGAAAGTGCAGGATATGCTTGGGTTAAATTGGGATCATGGCCCAAGCCTTTACACCGTGGCGCAAAACTTGTGCTTGACAAACCTGACATGGTAGATAAGGTTAAAGCAATATGGGAAAGACAACACGGAAAATTAGACTTACCAAATTGGTTAGACAGCTTTTAATTTCTGTTCATACTCTTTGTATTGATCACTATCTTCACCGTAAATCCTTTTGATAACGTCTATCCGATTAGGATGCAAGTTAGCTCGTTCATTTCTTATAAATTCTTGACGTTCTTCAAATACTTTCTCTAGCCACTGATAGTTATTCAACAGATCAACATCGATAAATTCTTTTTCATTTTGCTTAACTGCACAGTTACATGCATCTCTTATGTAATCATTTATTCTAGAAGAATCTTTAGAAATGTAGTTTGCTAAGATTTTGTTTTTAAGTTTTTTGTTATTATTAGGAAACTTGTTTTGTATTAAAAGACTTGAAGTTGAAAATGCACGTTCCCATGCCTTTTTTGGATCAGACATGTCATCCACCTTACCAGCAATGATATCTACTTCTTTGTATTTTATTTCTACGGGTAAATCATTTTGTAAGGATAGTATATATTTTCTAGGTACTAAAATTAGATTGTAGTCTCCATATATTACGTTTGTAGATTTATGATCCACTTTAAACATATATATTGTATCTTGCATGTTTGGAACAAAATCAAAATAGAAATCAGTGCGTAATTCGACATCAATATCCACAAGCCATACATAATCTTCGATATAATCTAGGTTTATGTTTATTAAAATATCAGTTAATGACTTTCTACTTTTAATCAGTCTATACTGTTTATCTTTTGGTCTTTCTAATAATTTCTTAATAGAAAACTTATCGTTGAATGAATAGTTATAAATCGGATATTCATACTCTACAAACGATGAAATTATCCGTTGTTTAACTTCTAAGTTTATTCTGTTAACAGAATTGGTAGGCACGAGTTTTGCTACATCCCAGTTGATAGGTTTTTTTGACTTAGCAAAACATCTAGGAAACAAATGTATGTTAAACTTAACATCATCTTCGGGCCTGAACCCCCAATTGAAGTCATCTCTTATATTATAACTAGGGTTTACAAACCAAACATAAGGTGCTTTATCTTTGTATGCATCTGCTAACTCATACGAATCCATATTACTTGTTTCGATAACAGGCCACTTATTAAAATGTTGCTTAGTATAACTAAATGCTGTTTTAAACATTATAAATATCACCTATCTTTATTTCTAAATTAGCTAAATGAGCGCAATAGTTACTAGCATCTGCATCGACAAATACATCATAATCATATTCTTTTAGTAGTTCACAAAATACAATATCTTCACCTAAATATGCATCATAGGATGACATATATTTAAAACTAAACCAAGGTGCTACTATATTTTTAAATACATCTGTGCTGGTTAGCATTATTCCCATACCAACGCTATTAACACTGTGTAGACCAGACTTTGCTTTTAGAGTTTTTGTCATATCTCTATTGTCTAAAAATGCAACACTTCTAAACGGTTCTGATCTTGTACTGTAATAACAAGCAACAACTGATTTATTGTGCTTTGCTAGTAGCTGATATATGTTACTTGGGAATACCATATCACTGTCTAACCACAATATCTGTTTGCAGTTTGTAGATAAGGCTGATTTGGCTAGTAAATGTCTTTGCTCTGGAAGTACGCTGCCATTTTGAAAAAACAACTGATAAGTTACGTTATCTTTTACTAATCTAGCAACCAACTCAGCTAAACAAAATGCAAATTTACTGTGCAGCATATCCCTAACAGGAACACATATAGCTAATTCGGTCATTGCTTGGGCATTAGTTCGTTCGGAACGATGTCAGCAGGCATAACTTCTTTTTCTGCCTTTTGTGTAATATCATTCATATACGAACTTAGTTTTGTTGTTTCTTTGACACATTCTTCGTAGTCAAGACTTGATAATGAGGCCATTTTAAACATAATTTCTGCAGATACTTTACCTTGCGCTAGTAATTGTACAGCTCCATGTTTGGCTAAACGTTTAATCCAATATTCTTTTTCTTTTTGTTCAGTCATAACAAGTTCATCTGCTGGATATGATGATTCGTACTCGGCTTTTAATTCTTTTAAAATACGAATACAGTCTTTTTGTTCTTTACTTTTAAAAAACACATGTTCAAGTGTGTTTAAATCTTCGCAGATTTTTCTATACTTACTTGCTACTGTAGTGTATTCACTTAGTTCAAAAGTAGTGTATTCAAATTTAGTGGTTGACATTGATTTCTCCTTTGAGTTTTCTTATGGTTGTCCGCCAAATGTGGCACTAAGATTAATAGTAGTACCTGCTGTAATGCCCATGTGATTCACCCCAAGCTGACTCATCGATTTAGTAGTGCCACTAGTTACCCCGTAATAGACTTGGATACTGTTGATACTAATTGTCGAACCTGTCGCTGGTAGTGCCATAAATTTTTCCTATAATATTCTATACTAGCATTATTTATTTAGAATGTCAACCCTCAATTGTTGTCCTCAAGATCGGATAATCTTTGTGCTAGTTGACGATTCTGTTCAGTTAATTCTTTGATAGCTTCGATTAGTAAAGGAACCATTTTTTCATAACGCACTGCCATGTAACCGTTGTCTCTAACGTTGATTACTTCTGGAAGCACATCATTTACTTGTTGTGCAAGAACACCAACTTCTCTGACATTAGTATCTTTGTGTTCTACTTCGTGTGCAAGTTCGTTCCAGTTATAGGTAACACCGTTTAGTTGATTTACTTTTGCTAGTGCATCTGGAATATTTTCGATATTAGCTTTTAATCTGCTATCTGATGTAGCATATGCAGTAACATCAGCGCCTGCGTTAATAGCACCACTTACACCTAAGCCGCCTGTAATTACAACAGAACCTGTGGTGTTAGTAGTTGATGCAGTACCGTTAGAGAATGTTTTGATACCAGCAATTGACTGGTTACCTGTAGTTAATACACCATTTGTTACGGTAGCTGCGTTACCATCAATACTAACACCTGTTAGTGTTTGGGACGCAGTTGTTCTGTTTAGTGCAATTGAAGTTGTACCAATAAACAGCGCCGAGTTACCCAGTACACCACTTGGAATAGTGCCAGATAAGTTACCAGCAGTTAAACTTGTTAAGTTTGCACCAGATACTGCACCAAACAATCCGCTCCAAGTACCACTAGTAACTGTACCTGTTGTAGTCGCTGCTGCAGCATTAACGGCTGCGGTTGTTACTATTTCCGTTCTAGCATTTGCTAACGTCTTTGGTAGTATGTTTCCAGCAGTAGTTTCTACGTAGTAATGTGTTGCAGTTGTTGCAGTATCTGCTAAACCAGAGATTGTTATGTTTGGAGAACTAATAGTAGTAGTGCCTGCAACACTCGAACCGATGTTTATGTTAGTAGTCGACCCAGCTGCACCACCAGTTCCTAAGTTAATTGTCTTAGTTGTAGCAGTTGCAGTTGCACCAGTTGAAATATTTGTTGTGCTTGCAGCAGTACCAGTATAACCAAGTGTTAGTGCAGTGGAACTTGCAAAAGCACCAAAAGTTGCACCACCATCAATGGTAGTAGTAAATGTTGGGGCAGTAGCAAATACTAATACACCCGAACCAGTTTCGTCACTAATAACACCAGCTAATTGTAAACTAGTGGTTGCTGCAAATTGTGCAAGTGTACCGCCTGTGTAAGCAACTGTGCCACCTCCTCCAAATGCAGCTGATATGCCATCAGTGCCAGTAAATGTTAGAGTATTGCTTGCTGTTAGTGTTTTACCATCAGCGATTGTTAATGTGGAACCAGTGGCAGGTGCCGTTAATGTTACTTTGTTGATACTTGTTGCAGATGCAACGCCTAAAGTCGGAGTAGTTAGCGTTGGACTTGATGCAAACACTAATGCACCACTTCCTGTTTCATCTGATATAACACCAGCTAATTCAGATGATGTAGTTGCTGCAAAAGCTGATAGCTTATTTGAGGTGGTTGCTAAAGTACCAGTAGTTGGTAGAGTTATGCTTGTGCTAGCAGTAGTTGTAACTTCAAGAGTATGTGCACCAGTATGAGTAAAACTACCCCCAAGAGTGATAGTTTTTGCGCCATTATTGACGCCAGTACCGCCATATGTAGGATCAATAACTGTACCTTGCCATGTTCCACTTGTAACTGTACCAACAGTAGTTGCGGCGGCGCTATTTACTGCAGCAGTTGTTACTATTTCAGTTTTAACATTTGCTAATGTTTTTGGTAATATGTTTCCACTAGCTGTTTCTACATAATAGTGTGTTGCGGTGGTTGCGGTGTCTGCTAGACTACTAATTGTTATGTTTGGAGAACTAATTGTAGTTGTACCAGCAACACTTGAGCCAATGTTAATGTTAGTGGTTGACCCAGCTGCACCACCAGTGCCTAAATTAACAGTTTTGGTTACTGTTGAAGCGGTTGCACCTGTTGAAATATTTGTTGTACTTGCTGCAGTACTGGTGTAACCTAATGTTAGCGAAGTAGAACTTGCAAATGCACCAAATGTTGCGCCGCCATCTATTGAAGTAGTAAATGTCGGAGCAGTTCCAAATACTAACGCACCGCTACCGGTTTCGTCTGTTATTGCAGAAAGTAAGTTAGCAGAAGAAGGTGTACCCAGCCAAGTAGCAACACCTGTGCCTAGGCTTGATAAACCAGTTCCGCCATAAGTTGCGCTGATGACACTGCCATTCCATGTACCACTTGTAATTGTCCCAACAGTTGTAGCTGCGGCGCTATTTACTGCAGCGGTGGTTACAATCTCAGTTTTAACATTTGCAAGTGTTTTTGGTCTAACTGTACCATCAGTTGCTATTTCAACATAGTAATGTGTTGCTGCAGTGGCAGTATCTGCTACACCTGCAACTGTGACTGTTGGACTAGCAATAGCAGTAGTACCGCCATCTGCATCACCAATGTTGATATTAGTAGTAGAACCGGCTGCACCACCAGTACCTAAGTTGATAGTTTTAGTTGTTGCGGATGCAACAGCACCTGTTGAAATATTAGTTGTGCTTGCTGCAGTACTAGTGTAACCAAGTGTTAGTGCAGTTGAACTTGCAAAAGCACCAAATGTAGCACCACCATCAATGGTAGTAGTAAATGTTGGTGCTGTACCAAATACCAATACGCCACTACCTGTTTCATCTGATATAACACCAGCTAATTCAGAGGATGATGTTGCTGCGAACACTGAGAGTTTATTTGAAGTAGTAGCCAAAGTGCCAGTAGTCGGCAGAGTTATGCTTGTGGTAGCAGTAGTTGTAACGTCAAGAGTATGTGCACCAGTATGAGTAAAATTACCGCCAAGAGTGATAGTCTTACCTGTATTCGCTACCCCAGTACCGCCATACTGCCCATCAATAACAGTGCCCTGCCACTCACCACTTGTAATAATTCCGACAGTTGTAGCGGCGGCGCTATTTACTGCAGCAGTGGTTACGAGTTCTGCTGTGGCATTTGCTAGTGTTTTTGGTCTAATTGCACCATCACTTGCTATTTCTACGTAGTAATGTGTTGCTGCAGTAGCAGTATCGGCCGCACTTGTTGAGATCGTACCGGTCACACTCAAGCTATCGTGTAATATAGTTGTACCAGTTATTTCTACATTTTTTTGTATCCTAGCATCTTGATATACTACTAGATCATTTTTTATATGTACATCATTATTAACGATAAATCTATTTCCAGTAACTCGAACCGATGGTGATGTTAAATCAAGTTCAAACGCTTTATCGTTACTAGCACAAATAATGAATAAACGATTTGCAGTTTCACTAAGTGCAATACCTACCGGGTTAGTTAAACTGGTGCCACCTGCATCACCAATGTCTAATTTATCAGTATAAACTGCGCTACTAATGTCCCACGCAGTGCTTAATGTAAATTTAACTATACTATCATATTTGCTGTCAGTAATATAAAGTATAGAACCGTCATTGGAGAACGTTATTGCAGTGGGGGTTTTTGCAGAGGTTGCTAAACTAAGTGTTTGCAAATAAGTCGCAGTAGATATGTCCCACGCCGTACTTAAATTGTATTGATACACATCTGCGTTTTGTTGTCCCAGCAAGTACATTTTAGTTCCGTCGGATTTAAAGAACAATCCAACAGGTATTGTATCAACTGCCGACACACTTAATGTAGAAGTGTATGTAGCACTAGATAACAACCAAGCAGTGCTTAGTGTATATTGATAGATCGAACTATTATCTAATCCAGTAACATATAATTCTAGGCCGTTGGGCTTTAAAAATACAGAAGTTGGTTGATCATCCTGTGCAGAGATACCGAGGTCGTCAAATGCATACAATAGTGTATCTATTTTATTAGTAGTTTGGAATACATATTTGTAAACGTTTGGAGGGCCGATGCCTACAATGAAGGCTCTATCCCCAGTAGAGTCAACAAATATTCCCCCCGGATCTACGGTTTCGTTACTAAGATCAAAACTATTACCGTTATATTTCCAAGAATCAAACCCTGTAGTAACACCAATGTCAACATTACCAAAATCAACATTAGTAGCATTGATGCCGCCGTTTACATCAAGTACAAAATCTATTCCAGGAGTAGTAGTATCACTTTCTCCGTAACCCAATCTTAGACTGTGTGCAACACTAAGTTTACCGTCTGTAGAAAGTGCCATTGCGCCTTGTGCTACAGTGTGTGTTGTATCACCCCACCAGAAGCCTCTGTTTGCAGTGTCTGACATTTGAAATGTCATAGCATAATCATTATTGATTGCGCCAAATGTCACACTATTCTGCATACCGATAGCATAATCGCTACTAGTCCAAACACGATATTTGTCTCTTGTACTGGTAGCAGTTAATGTTACTTGACCGCCGTTAACTACCAAGTCACCTGCAGTTGTTAAGTCGCCTGTACTTCCTATTCTCAAACTTTCAGTTGCAGCATTTCCACCTGCCATTGTTTTGAAAACAAAAGCAAAATCTTCGCTGGTAGAAGTCACATCAGTAGTAACAACATCAATTAAACCGCCAATTTCATTATTACCTGCACTGGTTTCAGTAATAAATTTTAAACCAGTACCAATCCCTGCGCCGGGTGTGGCGGTGGTAGTATGCGTTAGCGTAATGGGATACACTACACTTGTATTGAAAGCGTCATTTTCTGTATATGTGCTGAACGATGTGTTTAAAAAATCACTTAACTTAACTACCATTTTATTTCCTTACGCTTGCGCCTCTGACCATCTTAACAGAATGTGACCTGTTGCTGTACCTGTTGTTGTTCTAACATTAATAGCTAAAATATCGGGACCATCAGGAAACTTATAATCACCCCCTAGTGGTGCTCCAGTTAGTTCTTTCAACTTTGTTAAATCTAAAGCACCGTCAACCGATCCGTCAGTAGCAGACGGTGCAGTATACGCAAATACTTGTTCTCCAGGTAACGCAGCCGTACCGCTGGTATAAACAACTGTTGTTGCAACTTGAGCAAAACTGGGTTGTCCGCCCACCGATTCGGTATTAAGTGCAAACCATGTTGCACTACTATAATTTCTAGGATTTAACACACCTTCAACGATAACAGCACCAGCTGACGAACCTCCAGAACAAGCAGTAGCAACTGCTTGCAACAGTAACTGACTTCTGTTTAGCAAATCTTTTGAACCCAATTGACCCACCGCACTGTTAGAAACGCTAGGCGCAAGTCTAATTAAGAATGCAGTTTTTGTGGAAGTAGTAAGAGCAAAACTAGTTCTTTGGTAGTTAAAGATATAACCACGATCTTCGTCATATCCGCCATCTGCAATCAATGCACTACCCCAGTGTGTAAGCGTAGGACTGCAAGTGTTACTAATAATAATAGCCCCTGTGTTTGCTGTGTGGGTTGTCGCAGAGCCGGCAGTAAGTGTATTAGTATTACCTTGCTGGTATTGCACTAACGTAGCTGCTCTGGTACATCCCGTAAAGTTTCCTGCACCTGACGTTACGCTTCTTCCAGTATAACTAATCATTTCGTTGTCAACATACATTGTCCCAGAATTAGGAAACAATGTTAAATCAGCCGCTGGTATAGTTGTTTGAGATGCATCCATACTAGCTGTTAGATAAGTGCTTGGACTATCGTTTTCAATACTATATCTAATAGGTAAGTTACCCGAACGCATATATGCTTCATCATTAATGTTATTGTTTTTAATTCTATGAGCAAATACCCAGTGACCATCGCTTCCACGTACCATAAAGTCAACAAAGCCTGCACCATACCAACTGTATTGCAGTCCTATCATTTGCATCTTATTCATATCTAGAACAAATCCACTCGGACCTGTTCCATCTAGATTATCTATGTTAAAGTCTCCTTGCTTCATTCGCAATTCTTCAACTAAGGTAATTCTAACACCACTTGCACTAATACCACGATAGTCAGGTGTAACGTATAGATTAGTATCGTCGTACACTTGTGTTACAAAGTGTATCATACCTCTGATAACAACTCTGTCACCAACTCGTAGCTGTTTTGTAAATCTAGTCCCACTACCTGTTACTAAGTTGTTATTAGCAGCAACGGTAGCTGTTCCTGCAATTTGGAATGTAGCACTGCGTCTAACGCAATACAAGTCAATACCGTTGAATTCCCAGAACAAACCATTCTGATCGTCAAATACTCCTGCACGTACCGCAGCGCCTTGCCAACTTTTTACATATACTTTGGTTTTCTGGTCCAGTGTTGGTGTTGCACTGCCTAAGAGTGATGTTGCAAGAACAGTAAACGCATAGTCACTTGTAATTGATGCAACGGTATAAGTTCCATTATATCCGCTAGTAGTGACACCGGTTAGTTCAATCGAAGAACCTGCTTGAAGACCGTGGTCGATATCATCTGTTGTAATTGTAATAGTAGCACCTATACTAGTTCCACTTGCAGATACAGTGATAATGCTATAATTTGGTTTAAATAACGTACCCGAGGACCACAAGTAGCCTTTTCCTGACTGATATCTAAAATATTTCTTAGTTTGACGAACAACTGATGCACCATAAGTTGGCGTCTTAGTTGAAAGAATAACGCCCCCATCCATGGGTCTATGTAAGATAGTTGCGTTTGAATTTGCGTACAATGTTACAGTAGCAGGGCTAGAAACTGCACCACCGGCTCTTGCTAAGTATGTTAATGACGTTAAACTTGGTGTTGTTAGCACAACAAATGGACCAGTAGCTAACGCAGCATTTGTACCACTAGCCATGTTAACATGAATCAGTGTGCCTGGTATAAGCCCATGTGGACCTAAGAAATTGAGTGTAATGGTACTTGGATTTGATCCGTTACTAGTAACAGTGTTATATGGTATGCTTGCACCAACATAAAATGCTCCTCGTTTCGCTAAGGTTTCGTCAGTTTTCAAACTTTGCCCGTTGCTGGTGCCGACTAAACCTCTTGCAAAATAAGTCGCCGTCGTCGATGTGGGAACAGAAAATACAACAAAATTACCGTCAGCACGACCAAAACCAGTTATACCTGAGCTAAGTCCCGATACATTGACTACGAAGCCAGCAGACATACTATGTGCAGTGGTAAACGTAATAGTTATCAAGCTATTTGTACTACTAGTAGTGGTATAATCAGTAGTAATAGCACTTACATCCAAATCAATACCAGGAAGCTCATATGAGCCAGGATATCCTCTAATTGTACCGTAACCTGCCCATTTAGTAGGCTGTAGACCATATTCAAAGTCAGCGTCAATTAGAGATTGTGGATTAGAAACACGCATACGTTCAATTGCATCTGTTCCAAAATTCCAAGGTCTAATAGTTGTTGCTTCGTTTTCTTTGCCTTCAACATAAATTTGTAAACTATCATTTGCGCTCATGCTAGCTGTATTAGCAGCTAATGTAATTGTAGTATATCCATCTGTTTTATAAGAAATTGTAGGGAAATTTGTGCTATCGTTTCCTGCAGTAAATGTAATTGTAGTTCCAGCAAACGCACTATCT